CTTCGAGACCGATGCCTTTTCGGTCATCGAGCTCACCCGCGCGCTGGAAAACATCCCCTTCAAGCCCGCCACTCTCTCGGGCTCCGGCCTGTTCTCCGATCGCGGGGTGCGAAGCCGCACCGTCGTTATTGAAAGCCGCGACGGCACCCTGTCGCTGATCCCGTTTTCCGAACGCGGCTCGGCATACGATCAACAGGTGCCGGAGCGCCGTGATGTGCGGGCATTTGTTTGCCGCCAGTTCAAAAAGCAGGACGTGCTATGGGCGTCCGAGATTCAGGGCATTCGCGCCTTTGGCACCGACAGCGAGACCCAGCAGATTCAGGCCGAGGTCGCCCGCCGCCTGCGTCGCCTGCGCACCGATGCCGAGGCCACTTTTGAGTATCACCTGCTGAACGGCATTCAGGGCAAGGTGCTCGACCCCAAGGACGGGGCCACGGTGATCGATTACTTCGCCGAGTTCGCGATTACGCCTGCGACCGAGGTCAACTTCGACCTTGCCGCCACCAATCCCGGCTCCGGCGTGCTGCGCAAGCGCTGTCAGGCGCTGATCGAAAGTGTCGAGGATAGCCTCGGTGGCCTCTCTACCGGTGCTGTGCAACTGCGCGCCGAATGCGGCTCGGCCTTCTTTGCCGATCTCGTGGCCCACAAGGAGGTGCGCGAGACCTATCTTAATACGGCAGCTGCCGCCGATCTGCGTTCGCGCGTCTCGGACGAGGTCAGCTTTGGCGGCATCAATTTCCGCCGATATCGCGGCAACGCGGCCTTCGGCGTGCCGGTCGACAAGGCCTGGTTCTATCCCGAAGGTGTCGAGGGGTTGTTTGAAATCTACTACGCCCCGGCGGACACATTCGAGACGGTCAACACGCTGGGCCTGCCGCTCTACGCGCGCTCTATCCCGGACCGGGATCGCGATGAATGGGTGCGCCTCGAGATCGAAAGCAACCCGCTGCCGATCTGCACCCGCCCGCAGGTGCTGCGCAGCGCACGTCGCGTCTAATGAACGCTTTTGCCGCCGCCATGGATGCGATCTTTGAAGATGCAAACATGGCGGCGGAGGCAACCTGGACGCCGCAGGGTGGCGCGCCCATGCCGGTGCGGGTTATCCGCAAGGCACCGGATGAGCTGACAACGTTTGGTGCTGCGCGGATTCTGTCCGAGACCACCTTCATTGATGTGCGGGTCAGTGACATGGCCAGCCCAAAACCGGGTGATACCATCATCATTGGCTCGGACACCTTTACCATTCAGGGGGAACCCAAACGCGATCGTGAGCGGTTGGTCTGGGCATTGGAGTTGATTCCGGCATGAAACTGAAGATTGCGTTTGATCCTGATCTGGTCGGGATGTTGCGCGATGAGATCAAGGCCGGTGAACATGCGGTGACAGCCGCCATGAAAGCCGCAGGTGGCGAACTGAAACAAGCGTGGCGCGAGCAAATCACCTCGGCCGGATTGGGGCATCGCCTGCCGCGCACGATCAGAAACCGGACCTATCCCAAGGGCAAGGACAGCATCGATGCGGCCGCGTTTGTGTGGAGCAACGCGCCTGAAATCCTCAACGCCCATGATCGGGGTGCGCTGATCCGCTCGAAACACGGTTTTTATCTGGCCATCCCGACCGAGGCCGCTGGCAAGGGGCGTGGTGGTGCGCGGCTGACGCCGGGCGAATGGGAGCAGCGGCGCGGGATGCGCCTCAGGTTCATTTATCGCCGCAATGCGCCCAGCCTCCTAGTCGCCGAAAGGGCGCGGATCAATACGCGCGGGACGGCGGTTGCCTCGCGCTCGAAAACGGGACGCAATCAAGTCAGTGCGCCGATTTTCATTCTGGTGCCGCAGGTTAAGCTGCGCAAACGGCTCGATCTGGCGCGGGATGCCGAGCGGGTGGCGGGAACGGTGCCGAGGTTGATAGTGGAGAAATGGGTGGAGCGGTAAGCGCGTTTCGCGGTAGGTTACAAATACTCGATATCGGCTCGCGCCAATGCCGCCAGTTTCGGCAGGCCGCTCTTGATCAGGTCCATCAGGAATTCTGACCGCGTAAATGGCGGATTGTCATAGCGCTGCCGGACCTATTTCAGCACCCGCACGCCGCTCTTGGGAAACAGATCATAAGTGTTGGCCAGAAAATCATCGGCTCCGAGTGTTTCCAGGCCATATTCCCCGAGCGTGTCGGGCGGAAAATCCTTGTGGTTTTCCGTCACGATAATCTGGGCGGAGCACTTGATGGCGGCCGCCAGCACGTGGCGGTCATCTTCATCAGGAAGGGTCAAGCCCGGAATGAGAGGCGCATAGACGGTGACAAGGCACTCATCAAATGCGGCACGGATTGCCACCTCTTGCTGACGAACGCTGCCCTCTAGTTGCGGTTTGTTCTTGATTAGGTTGCGCGTCCATTCATCAAGAATTTCGTCGGTGAAGCGCGCTCTGAACAAACCGGCCTGTGCAAAGCTGAACAGCACATCGCGCGTTCTGAACGGATATAGGACATTGGCATCAAGAATGACAACAAACGGATTGGCAACAAAGCTCATGCCCGATCATATTCCTGACCAAGCCGAGACAGTTCACGCAGGGTTTCTTCCTGTCGGCGTGTCTTGTTTTCCTTGTATTCCATCAGGGCTTTTAACGGCACCCGACGGTGCTTGCCGACTTCCTCGAAGGCGATCTCGCCTTTCTTCAGAAGTCCGGTCAGATAGGGCCGCGATACATTCAGCATATCAGCCGCCTGCTGGGTGGTCAGCATGGTGCCCACGGGAACCAGCGTCACCATGTTGCCGTTGCTGACATGGCCGAGCAACTCGATGATCAGCTCGCCAACCGCAGGGGCGATCTTGACCGGATCACCGTTTTCGCCGGAAATCTTGAGGCCACCGTCCAGCTCCATTGCCACGGCAATGGCGGTGGCGGCATGGGCGGCACTGTCGATTTCCTCGGCTGTCGGAAGCCGATCCATGAGACTGTTAGTTCCAAGTTTTTCAGCGGTATTGGCCATCGGGTCTCTCCCTTTTCTTATCTGTCTATATGCACATGAATCGCGCAATGACAAGTGAAATAACAGAATTAAGTGAAATAACCGTAACCACATCTGACTGACAAACCCATGCCTACCCCCCGAGAAACCATCCTGCAGGCGTTGCTTGCGGCGCTTCAAGCCGTGCCTGCGGCCACAGTCCTGCGCGAAGACATCCTGCCCGAACGGGTGCCCGCAGGTGGCCTTTTGATCCTGCGCGACGGCGACCCCGGCGCGCCCGAAGTTATGCTCTCACCGCTCGCATATTCCTACGGGCACAAGGCCGAGGTCGAGGTGATCGTGCAGGGTAAAACCCCTGCCTCACGCGCGATGGTCTTTGACACCCTCGTGCAAGCCATCGGTGCCGTAATCGCGGCCAACCACACCCTCGGTGGCCTCTGTGACTGGGTCGAGGCAGCAGCCCCCAAGCCCGTCGATCTGCCCGTTGAAGGTGGCGAAGCACTGAAGGCGGCAATCATCGAGATCACGCTGATTTACACCACGGCCGACCCATTGGGATGATCCCCGAGGGCTGATCCCTGAGGAATGACCTCCACACCAAATCGAAGGAACACATCATGGCACGCGCACAAGGCGCGCGGTCGCAACTTGCGGCTGCGTTCGAGACAACTTACGGCACTGCGCCCACGAACGGGTTTCATCAGATGCCGTTTGCAACGGCCGGATTGGGAGCGGTGCAGCCCTTGCTGGCGTCCGAGTTGCTGGGCTATGGCCGCGATCCGCTGGCGCCAATCAAGGATGCGGTGACGGCGGATGGCGATATCAAGATCCCGATTGATGCAGAGGCGTTCGGTTTCTGGCTGAAGGCGGCCTTTGGCAACCCGACCACAACAGGCACCACCAATAAAACGCACACATTCAAGTCCGGCAACTGGACCCTACCCAGCATGGCAGTCGAGGTCGCCATGCCAGAGATCCCCCGCTTTGCCATGTATACGGGCTGCATGCTCGATCAACTGTCGTGGTCGATGGCGCGCTCGGGCCTGTTGACGGCGGACGCCAAGCTGATTGCTCAGGGCGAGAATGTTGCGACCACCACGGCGGCCGGGACGCCCACGGCCTACAGCCTGCAACGCTTCGGGCACTTCAACGGGGCGATCAAACGCAATGGCGTGGCACTCGGCAATATCGTTTCTGCCGATATCACCTACGCCAACAATCTTGACCGGATCGAGACCATCCGCGCGGACGGGCGCATTGATGGGGCTGACCCGTCGATTGCCGCCCTCACCGGCAAGATCGATGTACGATTTGCGGACACCACGCTGATGGATCAAGCGCTGAATGGAACGGCGTCCAGTCTGGAATTTTCCTACACCATTTCCGCCAATGTCAGCCTGACGATCACAGCCCACACCGTCTACCTGCCACGCCCGCGGGCCGAGATTCAGGGACCCCAAGGCATTCAGGTCAGTTTTGACTGGCAGGCCGCTTATGACGCCACAGCCGGGCAGATGTGCACCGTCACCCTCAAAAATACGATTGCGAGTTACTAACCATGCTGAAGCTTGATCTTTCGAATAAACCCGCCTGGCTTGATCTCGGCCATGGGGTGCGTGTCCTACTTGGCCCGCTGACCACGGCGATGATGGTCGCCGCGCGAGGTGATCCTGCGGTTGCCGCTTTGCCAGAGGATACCACAGACGAGGAAAGCGCGCTCGTGTTTGCCAAGGCCCTGGCGCGCAATACGGTCACGGATTGGGAGGGCGTGGGGGATGCCGACGGCAATGTCGTTCCCGTCAGCCCCGA